TAAGCAAAAGGAACTTGACAATGACGAGGACACAAGAACTGCTAGAAGCCGTGCGGGTTAAGCTGGGGGGAGTCACCGATTACAGGATGGCAATAACGCTCGGAATCCCGCGCCCGCGGATCCACGAATACGTCAAAGGGAAAGCGCAAGCCGACGCCTACGCGTCGACGCGAATAGCACTCGAGCTAGACCGGGACCCTCTAGAGGTCATCGCAGAGGTGGAGGCGGAAGCCGCCAGGTCGCCAACGGTGCGCAGCTTCTGGGCGTCTTTTGCTTCTGGGCATCTGCTGACCGCGACCGGCGCCGCGTTTCTCGGGATGTCCTGTTTTTTCGCCGACGCGCCGACCGCCAGCGCCGCCACTGAGGGCGGTTCGCATAATGTGCGATTACGACAAAGGAAACCCCGCAAAATCAGCCCAATAGAAAAGCCCCGCAGATACTCGGGGCTTTTTTTTCGTATGCCAAGTGTAGCGGCCGGCCGTGATCGTCGCAGGCCGGGACGACCGGCCTAAACGCTCCTACATCACGCCGGAGGGCCGTCTTCGAAACCCCCGGCTAGGCCGCCGGGCGAAGACTGCACTTCAACGGGCTTAGGTTTGGTTTTGCTTTCAACAGGCGGCGCACGGTACGGGTCATAGTACTGACCCGCCGCCCGCGCTCGGCACTGGTCATCCGGCATGTAGAGCGGCGTAATCTGCTGGCTGTAGCAGGTGCAGCTCGATGCAGACGACACGCAGGCGACGACCATCGGAGGAACCACAGACGGCACCACGGCAGCATAGAGGGGCGCGCTAAGGTGATTGTTCGCATCCGATGGGATAACCGCCTCCATCATGGAAACAGGAACAACACCGCCCACTTGACGCGGCGCGCGCGCCGGCTGCGCCGTCCCGCGTTCCGCGCCAGGTGAGCGCACCTGGATGGACTCGGGCGGTTTATCCGCGAACCGCTCAGACATCGAGCCATAGAGCGCCCAACCCGCACCGGCAATCACCAGCAACGCCGCACCAAGAACGTACGCTTGAGACGGAAGGCCGGGCCGCGCCGGCTTCGTGTGAAGTTTGCTCGACTTGTAGAGAGGGAAAACGTACGCCGGCAGCTTGTAGCGGGATTTCTTGCAGAGCGCCAACTCCGTGCGGTCATCCTCATTGAAGGCGTCCGGGCGCTCGAACCGATAGCGACCGAAAAACCCCGGCTTGATGAAGATATGGCGGGCGTTCTTAATCAGCTTGCGGATGTTGGCGTCAAGAAAGCTAGAGTGCTGAGTCATCAGAACGAAATCGATGCCATCCTGGCGGTGAGTCTCGAAGGCCTGCACATAGGGCGGGACCTTGGAGCCAGTCGCCCGGGGCCGGAAGAACTGCTGCGCCTCATCGATGATGATCACGGCGTTCTCCGGGAAGGTAAAACGGAACTCGCCGGTACCTTGCCCGTTAGCCTCAAACACCGTCCATTCTTCAATGGACGGGATGGAGGAATGCTCGATGGTCAACCCGCGAACGTTGGAAAAAACCGGGCGGTTGGGGTACTCGGACAGCACCAGGTGCAGAGCGAGAGCAGTCTTACCGGCGCCGGGGCCGCCCGTAATAAGTGTGATCATGTCGACAGCTTCCCGATTTTGTTGATGGACGCATAAGCGACACGAGCCGCCATCGCGCCGAGAAGAATCCCGAGCGCGTCACCGACGCCGAGCAAGTCGGCCAGCTGGGCCGCCGACGCCGGCAGCTGGCCGTACGAGGTTTGAACCTCCAACACCACTTGATCGAGGACGAGCGTCAGGCCGGTGTAGGTAATCGCCCCAATGCCAAGCGAGACCAGCACGGTGCGAACGATAGGAGCAGCCGCGGCTGCGAGAGCAGGCAAGAAAAAAGCCATTACTGACGAACCCCCCCGATGAAGATGACGCCAGCCGCGATCCAGGTGAAAGCGAGAACGAGCGGACGAAGCCACTCCGCCGCCTGACACGGAAGCGCCCAACTGAACACAACCGGCTGGCCCATGAAATCCGCCGTCAAATCCGCAGGACAGGACCCGGCGCCACCGACCGTCTCTGGCGTGATCGAAGTAAGACCGCGTTCTTCAGTACCAAGCGCAACATCATCGACGGTCCCCAACTCGGAACAACCGAGCGTATCGGGCCGCTGCGCGCAAATATCATCAGTAGGCGCGCAGCTAGCATCGGTCGGATTAGCCTGACAGAATTCATCCGCCGGTGCGGCATTCTCGACGACAGTCGTCGTTAGAGTGCCGTCCGTATGCGTGGTCTCCGTCGTCGTGGTGGTCGACCCGTCATCGTGCGTAGTGGTCGTGGTCTGCGTGCTGTCCCCGGTAACAGGATCGACCACCGGCGGCGTCTTGGTGGTGGTGTCGGTCTTCGACTTCTCTAGGCAAACGGTTTGCCCGTTTACCGTTCCCTGATCCTGGGTCGCCGCGTCACACGTCGGCGGCGGAAGGCCTGAAACACCGGAGAGCGCCGTCGACGAACCAGAGCACGCCGTCGCCGTGACGGTATAGCTCCCTTCCGAGAAGTAGTGATACTCGCCGCCGACCATTTGACGAGCCACCACGCCCGACCCGTTATAGGACAACTCGCATTGGCCATCACAGGTGGTCGTCGGCGGGAGCGCGTTCTCGTCAGTGCCCAGGTCGTACATACCCGAGGACGACACCTGGCCGGCCAGCGGCGGACATGGGTTGACCGTCTCACAAACGCCGGTCGTGGGATTGGGCTCGGTGCCAGACGGACACGCCTCGCCAGCTATCCAGACCTTTAAAGGGAACGGCGACGGAAAGTTCGTGCAAGCAGTCTCAAAGTGATGAATAGACGAGTTATAGGCGCTTTCCTCGATAATGCAGTCAGTGATGTTCTGAGAGACCGAATACTTGCACTCGCCACGAGCCAACGTGTAACACGTCTCCACAGCGAACGCCGAAGACGCGACGACAGCCAGCATCAAGCCGGCCAAAAACCCGTAGACGTTCAGAAGCCCCCGATTCATCGCAGAACGATCGCCATCGCGAGAACCACAGCGAGGAACCCAGCCCACGCCTGCATATCCATCACGTTCACAATATCCCCCTTCGCAGAAGCTGAATGGCATACGCGGCGACCATCGCACCAGCGACGCCCCACCCCAACGTAAGCCCATCGAAAAAAGTTTCGGTCGTATCGCAGGAAGCGAAGACCGGAGGCACCAGCTCGAAAGACGAAAACGGAAGTCCGTCCTGGGTGGTGTTGAGATACCAGGTCGACACGTCCTTCGTCGCCTGCGTCTGATATACGGGAGAACCAGCCGACGCCACCGGCGGCAGCTGGCTGTAATAAGCGTCCGTGGACGCGGCCACATCGACGCATAAACCATTGACGATGTGGCCAGCTGACATGGCCTTAGATCGCGCGGCGCATGTAGCGGAACGCGGCAATGCCGACCACGACCGCCAGAGCCAGACCGGCCACGGTTGCCGAGTCGGTTGCGGCATCACCCAGCGCGGTGGTCACCGAAGCGGGGACGGCAGCGAAAGCCGAGCCAGTGGATGCAACGAGGCCAGCGAGAACGCCAGAGATTTTCTTGAACATGATTTTGTCTCCTAGACAATGTGCCGGTAACCGACCGGCTGCGGATTCTCCAGAGTGGAGGAATTCTAGTTTTGGGTCATGGACCGGTACTCCTGATCCTTCCAGCTATCCTTTTGGCTCATGCGCTCCTGATCAGCCACCCAATCGGAGTACGTACCGTCGTACTCGTATTTTTTAACGTCTTCCTCATACGCAGCACGGCCTGTAAGCGGCGCAGACATCCCGGCGTTCGGACGTACTTCACGCGGCCCGGATGAAGATTTCTGGAGCGCATCCTCACGAAGAACCGCGAACGTTTCACGCGCGTTCTCGCGGTTCATCGCGGCACGTTCAGAACGCGTCGGTTTCCATTCAGCGTTCGGATTGTCCAAACCAACAGCCGCCCGAAGAAAGCCAATCGCCGAAAGACCCGCATAAATCGCAAGAACCAACGCGCCGACCGTCATAACGTCGCCTGCAGCGTCCATCAATACACTCTCAACACCTGACGGAATCATGCCGCCCTCCTATAGAAGTTCGGATACGAATAACGCCACCCGCCCACCGCGCACGCATCCAGAAAAAACGATCCAAGATCGAAATACGCAAGACGCCTCGCATAAGGCCACTCCTGGTACTCGCGCGGCATCAAGCAGCCCTCCGGATGTCTTCCCAATTCGCCACCGGCTTGGCCAGCACGAAGCGAACGCGGGGGAAGGGAATCACAACGGCGTCGCGCAGATGCTGGTCACTGATGCCAGCGAGACGCAACATTTTCTGGTGCCGAAAGAACGTCCGGACCGCCATGCTGTCTTTCGTCGTCTCGTAGCCGTCTTGCCTGATGTTGCGATAGGTCGAAAAGGCCGCACGGGCTTGGTTCTCGCTGCATTGGTTGGCGGTCATGATCGCCTTAATGATGTGGACTCGTTCCATGTTCTTCACCTCGATGCCCTCACCGACGAGGGGCGTAAAAAATTCGGTGTGCAGCTCGATAAGCCGTTGGTTTGTGAGGTCCTGCCAACGCAGGCCGTTTTCTTCAAGGCGGCGAAACCATTTCGCGCCGCGTGTGTGTTCAAGCCGGAGTACTTGGTTAAGCAGCTCGACGTTTTCCGGCAGCTGGTCGAGCTTGTTTTTTTTCCAGAGGTGCAGGACCTGAGGCCCCTTGTGGTAGGCCTTGCCCTTGCTCAGGTCCGACGTTGGGTTCCAATAGACCGTATCGCCACCACGGTTATGAGACGAAGGACGGCGGCGCGCTCCTGAGGTGACGAGCAATTGCGCAAGAGCATGTTTAACGCTTGCTGCGTCTGGCAGTGCATAGTTAGCGGTAACGTCGACGCGGCGGCATTGCCAGTGATCGACAGACGGCAAAGCGCACGACAGATTGCGGGATGCATGACGAATAAGAACCTCAGCACAGTGGCGAATATCGAGACTGCCCCAAACGTTCAGCCCATGCTCGAGGCTCGCGGGGCTAGCCCCGATGACAAGCACGTCGGTCTTCCCGTCGCCAGTCAGCTGCCAGTACAGGCCAGGTGAATCAGACCGGAGCGCGTCGATATCGAGCGTGCGCTTGGTCCAGTCCACCTCCCCGGCAGAATCACAGGCAACGATGTGACCGGACGCCGCCGCCACCCGTGCAAAAAGCGCCGGGTGGGTCTGAGCGGAGATTGGTAGACGCATGGTCAGCCAGTCAATCAGATATGGTTGGGTGCCATCCATGGCACTAAGTCCGGGTATTACAGTAGACCCGGACTTTTAAGCCGCCGCCCGAGCCGGAGCCGCGACGGAGGCAGGTTGACCCATCTTCACCAGCTTGAGGCGGCCCATTTCGACCGACCCGTATTGATTGATACGGATGCTCGATGCATCGAGGGTGTAGCGGCCCGGCTCGTAGGGGAACGCATCGCGGTCGATGGGAAGATCGATTGACTGCGGCGTCACATCGCCGGTGATCTGGTCAACGGAAAGCAAAAAGCCGCGCTGGATCGTCATTTCGTAAGGCTTGCCAGTCCGGCCAGACGTGCCGCGCTTCGTGTGGGTTTTGGTGGACTGAACATCAATGGTAATTTGCATGGCGGTCTATCCTTGAGGAAGTTGGGAACGTTCGATAAGCGAACGCCTCAACATTAGTTCGGAAAACGAACGCTTTAGAAATAGAATCTTTTTATGCGACCATAAGCCAAAGGAACTTGACAATGACGCGGACACAGGAACTGCTAGAAGCCGTGCGGGTTAAGCTGGGGGGAGTAACCGATTACCGGATGGCAATAACGCTCGGAATCCCGCGCCCGCGGATCCACGAATACGTCAAAGGGAAAGCCCAAGCCGACGCATACGCATCGACCCGCATTGCGCTAGAGCTGGACCGAGACCCGCTCGAGGTGATAGCAGAGGTCGAAGCAGAGGCCGCCAGGTCGCCGACGGTGCGCAGCTTCTGGGCGTCTTTTGCTTCTGGGCATCTGCTGACCGCGACCGGCGCCGCGTTTCTCGGGATGTCCTGTTTTTTCGCCGACGCGCCGACCGCCAGCGCCGCCACTGAGGGCGGTT